ATAAGCAACATGGAAGATAATTATGAAAAATGTTATGTAATTATTTACGGTCATGTGTCTCAAGCCATAGAATATTTGAATACGGTGAGGAATATGACTTATTACCAACAAAAACAATGGGGTGAAAAGTTAAAACGTATGGTTTATGGTGCATTTTCAGCAATAGCCATGAACACAAACACAACCCCAATATGGGTTACATCATCCCAAGAAGCGGCTAACATTATTACTGCCATGAGATATAACATGGATAAAGATGTTGATTTGCAAAAGATGTTACCAAAGAAAACAAGAAGTGATGACGTGAGAGTAGATATACTGACAAACATAACGGGCATTAGCGTAGAAAAGGCTAAGGCTCTTTTAGAACAATTTGGTTCTGTTTATGAGATAGCAGGACTAGATATAAAAGATATTATGGTTATAGATGGAATAGGAAAAGTTACCGCATCAAATATATTAGATGCATTAAGAAGTAGAGAAGAGGTGAAATATTAATGCCAGAAGATTTAAACGTAGACGAATGGGAACTTTATGAGGCTATGGAAAAGGTGGCCCAAAGTGATTCCATAAAAGAAATAAGAGAAAAGGTTGAATTACCTCCTGTTGTAAATAGATGGGTTGAGGTTGTTGGTCAATTTTCATTACATAATGATTATGCGGCTACAATGGCTTTCTATACAACGGTTGGACAATTGGTTAAAGACCATGTAAGAATACCTGTTGGGAAGTTAGCCCTTGATACTAGGATTCATTTCTGTTGGATTCAAACAGCGAGAAGTGGTAAGACAACAATGTTTGACTTTTTATCCCCTGTATGGGATAGAGTTTTCAAATTGATTAACAACCACCCTCTCACATTGGAAAGACCGAGAGGACCACTAAATGGTGTAAATGAATTTACTCTATCAAATCCTGACGCATTTACAGACCAAGCCCTATTGGGAACAATTAAGATTGACCAACCTAATCCCGAATATGCTAGAGGTGCTGATAACGTAGACTTTGAAGGCAACCCAATACCAGAACTTATTGATGTGCCAATTGCAGGTGCTTTATTTGGTTCTGGTATTATTGCCTTTGACGAGTTTGAACATTCTGGTATTTTTAAAGAAACACAACATAAGCAGGACACAGTAATGATGTTTCAGAAGTTTATGAATAGGTTAGATTCTGATACACATTTGATTAAGAAAAGATTGACCGAATGGGGAAGAGATTTAGTTGTAGATTGTCAAAGAAGTCTATGGGCTACTACTCTACCTCCTCAAGGTTTAGAAAAGGTAATTCTCACAAAAGGTGTATTCCAAAGAATGTGGCTTTATGTTAGAGAAGTTCCTGAGTCTTTGAAGATGAAAATGGAAGAAGATTATATTGATAACGTGGGAGTTATTGATGAGTCGTCGGATGATTCTGATGTATTTGCAGAAGAGTTTGCAACCATGATGTATGATATTTATAAGTGGTGTAAAGCCCGACATGAAAAGATGGGAGATAAGAGAAAGGTTGTTATCTGGTCTGATGATGCAAAGAAGGCTCTCAAAGTTGTTTGGAAAAGTATGCGTAAATATATGGATGGTTTTTCAGACCACATCTTTGAAGCATTGAATACCTTCCTAATGAATACTTTGAACAATGTTAGTATAGCCGCAGGTATTTGCGCTATTGCTGAAAAGAGTCCTACTATTGAACGACGACACGTTATGCAAGCAAAGACTTTAACAGACAGAAGTTTTGATTCAATCACAACATGGTTTAGCAATAAATTAAAGAAGAACCCTAAGAGAATACAGGAAAAGGGAAGAGAAGCAATTATCATCAAGGTGTTTGAGAATTGCCCTAAGAAAGATGGTTGGGTTTCTAAAACACAAATGGTAAATACATACATGAAGATGACTCAAAAAGGTAGGGCAACTTTCTATCGAGAGTGGGATAATGTAGAGCATCTCTTTGATGAAAGAAGAATAAATGGTAATAGAGTCCAAGTAAGGAGGAAGCAAAATGAAAAGTGAAGTGGCGAGAGAGTTTGCCAATTATCTAAGAACGGAGTTAGACAAGGAACAAATCATTGACTTGTTTCTATATTGTGTTGATGCAGAACTAGCGGAAAAGGTTAATAAACTTGTATTATCTGGTTATAATCATCAAGACATACTCAACGTTTTGAGAATGGTGGTGGAAACAAATGAATGATATACTAGCGATTGATATAGAAACAGCGAATACTGCGGCTGATATTGGAGGTTGGCAGAATACCCACATGTGGAAAATTTCATGTGTAACGACAACAGATGGAATTAACAATACGGTCTACATTGATGAGCCTGTAAATGTGGAAAATGCGGTGGTGAAATCGCTAAGACAATTAAAGTATGATTTGGATGACCACTTTCAAAAGGGCGGTAAATTGTTGGGCCACAATATTATAGGGTTTGATTTACCTGCGCTTAGAGATTCTATGGATATTTTTATCACAAGAAAATATCTAGATAGTAAAGATACAAGATGTATTGATACTAGTCGTCTTATGACAAAGGCTAGTGGTAAAAGAGTGCAGTTAGATAATTTGGCTAAATGTAACTTAGGTGAACAAAAAAGCGGTGATGGTTTAACCGCAGTAAGATGGTGGGGAGAAGGTAAATATGAAGAGGTTGCGAAGTATTGCCTTTTAGATTCTCAATTAAGCCTAAATGTGTATAAGATGGGCGTTGAGAATAAAAGCCTTAAATTCTTTGATGAAGAAGAAGGCGATTATGTTATTACCAAATTAGAATGGTAAATATTTTATGAAAAATTTTTAGGGTGTCCTTCTCCTTCGGGAGAGGGGCATCCTATTTTTTTTGGCTTTTTGCGATTTTTAAACGCAATTTTTTAGACTTAAAAAACAGGCTTCTAGAAATAGCGAATAATAAAAAGTAAATCGAACATTCAAGTGCAACTAGCATAAAAAAACTTTTGCCTGTAAAGCACATAGTTTCATTAAAAGAAGTAACACAAACTTCAATTATAGAATCACCTTCTTTTTCCGAAGCCTTTAAATCTACGACCTCTCATTATTGAGGTAAAAGCCATATTAGGATAACTGTGCAAAAACCCTACCATTAATACAGGCACTACACAATCCATAATCATGTCCAAGAAATCACTTTCATCAAATTTTTCAGTAATTTCTGTTAGCACAAAATTCCGATAATCGCTCTCATTTCCGAGTTCTCCTTCTACTCCAATGTTTAAATGTTCTATAAAATCCCCGTTGAAATTAGGAACTAAATCATAATAATAATATCTAATCAATCTACTGATAGCGGTTTTTAATGCTTCATACATGTCGGCAGGAACTTCAGGTCTAAATTGATAATCCAATATCTTTAGGGCTGCCTTAACAGCATCACCAACTCTTTTTCTTACAATACTAAATGGGTCATCCCTACTGTAGTATCTACTTTCTTCAAACAACACATCTTTATTTATTTCGCTATAAAACTCTCTTGTCTTTGGTGTGATATTATTTCTAGGCAAGTCCAATGGCGAAATAGAATCATCTAGTTCTCCCGTTTCTACAAAGTCCTTAATCTTATTACCCAATCTTTTACCCTTAGGTTGTTTTCCAATAAATTCTAGAATCCTGCGGTGCTTCTCCTTAGTTTCGTCATTTGTATGTCTATACAAATTTTCGTCAAATTTAAGGATATTGCGCCAATCCATTTAATCACCTAAATTTATGGTTGATGCATTATAATATCTTCTGCATTTTCAATAGCCATCAAAACTTTAAGCAAAGTTTCTTTACTTACAGAAGTATCTAAACTTGATTTAATTCTGTCAATTTTTTGTTCTATTTCGTCTATCATATACTCTTTGCTATCTGATATATCATCTTGCTTTGTTATGTATTGTTTCCAATTCATTTTATTCGTCCTCCAATATTTCATCAATTGGGTTTGTCATAATGCCCAAATTGACTCTTCTCTCTTCTGCATCCATTAGGTTGCGATGCTCAAGTTCCTTCAATGCCATCAAACGGTCATGTTCAGCCCGCAGATTTGCAATATTTTGATTTTGCATTACCAAATCTGGATGTAGATTAATCTCACCTTGTTGCTCGGACTTCCACAATTCAAGCATAGAAGTTACAATAAGGAGAGCAGGGCCACCGATAATAGCCAATAGAGTGGCATATCCGTCAATATCATTAATAACTTTATCATCTTGTAATCCAGAATAGATAACAAGACAAGCAAAGGCCACCCATGACAATACAATAGGCACACCAATTAGCAACATCATTTTATCGTTAAAACTCTTATTCATTTTTTTCCCTCACACTATATAGCCTAATTAAATCACCATTAGGTTTTGTCATAGATTTTCTATAACTAATTACAAAATCACCATCAGGACTTTCCGCATCCTTTCTTAATATCATATCCATTCTAATTCTTGTTGGAAACTGTCTAAATTCATTCCCTACTGCATCAACGACTTGTGAAGCACTCATAGGGTTATTATTATTTCTGGTCATATATTCAATAATTCTACGCCTCTGATTTGCCTTTAAAAATTTTACAGCCTTTAAAATTACTTCCCATGTCATAGTAGATTAACCCCCGTCAATGCGGTAATACCTACCAACACTATTGAAAGAACAGTCTTCTTTAATAAATTTATGTCTTTCTCGATATGGTAGAGATGATTATTCTTGATTGTTTCAACCGATTGATGCAATTCATTGAAGTTAGAAACCAGCCAATTAATCTTGCCATCAGTATCTCGATTTAGAACCTCATCCAAATCATCCATATATAAGACTCCCCTATTCGACTATTTAAACTTTTAACTCTAAGGACTTATGATAAAATAAGAATCTTGTAGCGGTGCTGGATTACCGTCAGAAACTGCATGAACAACAACAACATCTCCAACAGGTAAATCTATTTGATTAGGGGTGCTTACTAAACGATGATTTGTTCCAGAATAACCTGGAATAGTGGGAACATCGTCAATTCTACCATTTGCTGAAGTAATAGCAGTAGTGGCAGTTCCTAAATTTCTTATTGTAAAAACTGTATTAGCAACTGCCGCAGGGTCTGGTAAAACAAGAGCGTTACCCGTAGCATCGTGAATATAAATAATACTAGTTGTAAATGAAGGAACGGGAGGAACACCTCCCCCAAGAGTTCCACTAAACGCTTCACCTCTATGTTTTAATACTCCGTTATTTGTTAAAGCAGTAGCAATAGTAGCAGTATCTCCTACTAATCCCGCAGTTGCTGTAACGTTAGCACAAGTAATACTATTTGTTGTAGTATTACCTCTTCCTGTAACTGTTGCTAATGTATCTGATTCTGTGGTCAAAGCCCCAATGTCACTTACAACTTCTGTTCCTGTTCTAAAATCTACATTTCCAGCACTATCTAAAACTAAGAATTTATCTGTATCTGTTCCAGCATTGGCTACACTTCCTAAATTAACTGTTCCCGAAATTGAGGTTGCGCCTAATCCATTTACCGAAAATACAGTAGTATCTCCTTCATCGCCATCCGAGTCATCATCTGATAAAATTTCAAACTTTTCATCAGCAGTATTATCTGCCAAAATAAATCTAATATCCGCATTGGCTACTTTATTTTTAAACGTGGTTCTATCAGCAGTAGCGACAATAGACATGGCCTCAGTATATCCGCTATCATCATAGCCAATTGAAAGAGAATTTTTTGCTACGTTCATAGTGTAGGTTTGGAATGAATAATCAAATTTATCGTTGTCTGTTCCTGCTGAAATGTGGACTAAAGCGATAGGAATATAACCTGCGGTAATATCTGATACCAATGGGGTTGTTCCCGCAGTTCCTTGAACAATTACAATAGAAGGAGTTCCGCCAATATTAGGATTAAGCAATACCCAATCATATCTACTGTTGCTCGCATCTTGAACGGTGGAAGAATAGGCTACTGTCAAATTACCCGATGTGTAATTAACGTATTGCCCCTTAGCAAAAAATTCAATTGGTTGTGCTAGGTTATATTGAGTGTAAGTTCCGCCATCTGTAATTGTAAATCCTGCATGACCAATACACATATCTCCCTGTGCAAATGACTCTAGCACTTTAATAATGCCAGAATGTAATTTATCCGTTCCGTCTACAAGCCCTTTATTTACACTAGCGTCAGCCGCCAATGTTGTTATTTTTCCCTGATTACTTACCATATTAATCTACCTCTATTGTTATAATAAAATTTACTTCGTCTGTTGCTGAAAGTGGTCCAAAGCCGTCATAGTTCACCCTAATTAACATCTCCGTTCCTCCTGAATCAAATATTCCTACTTCTTTAATTGTTTGTCCTAAATAGTCACTTCCACTAATTGTAAAATTATATTCTACTGTGGTCTGTCCTATTGATGTTCCTGTTACACTTGTGAGACTTCCCAACGGGGCATCTAAATTACCCGCATTGGGATTTGTAGAATCTCCGCCAGAACCTACTCTATATTTATTAAAATTGGTTATAACTAAATCTTTAATCTTCACTCTTCCCTCTCTTGTAATCATGGTCCTACCTCCGAATTAAATCCTATTGTGTAGCCAAATCCTATTGTGCTTGTTACTGGCGAAGCCGTGCCTTGAGTAGCCGTAGACTTGACAAATTTAATATTGACTTTATCGCTCTTGATTCTAGGAATAGATATGGATGTATAAACTTTTTGTTTTGTAAATCCTTGTAGATTTCTAATTTCACCCATCAATAGTGAGAACGTTCCCGCTAAATCCTTTGAATATTCAGATAGGATAAACTTAGTGGGTCGGCCAAATTCCTTCTCTGTTTCAATGACTAAGTAATCGCCTCTCGGAATATTCTGTTCCTCAAACTCTAATTCAATAATATGTCCAGGTTTTAGGAATGGCACGTTATCTGCCACTTCAACTTCAATTGAGGTATTGGCTGTATTAAATACGTCGAGATATTGTATTGCCTTAAGGTCGGCTTGCCTTTTATCTAAAATTGAATAGTCATATATTTCTCTTGTTTTTACGGTTCTTCTAGTGTCGGTAGTGCTAATTGGGTTTCTAGCAATACCCTTAACCCCGTCGCCAATAACTATTACTTCGTCAAAGTTATCCAATAGAGAAACGTCATTATTAATAGAGGTAATTTGGAAGTCGGAATTTTTAGAAGACAAGACAATGTTTCTATACTTTTTCTCATCCTCTTTATCCACAATTTTAATTTCTTCCCCATCTACCAATATTTCTTTATCTTTATAGGATAATAGGTTGTTAGCGGCTGAATAAATAGATTGCCCTGTAAAATTAAATGCCCCATAATATTTGTCATCATCTGTATCTTGTGTATAATTAATATCGTTGATGGCTAAAGCATCGTCTATTACTTTTTCTATTTCATCTACTATCTTAAATGATGCACCAATACAAGCCGTTTCAGGTTTAAAGTTAGGAGATTTATTCACAGTTACAGTAAAGGTAGAACCGAAGGAAGGCGTTCCTAATATTTTTCTAACCTCAGACATTTCATATACCGAAGTTCCCGTTCTAGTAAATGAAATCGGGTAAGAAGTTATACCATCAGTAACATTCATTCTAACAGGTTCTAGACTTTCCAAAACAGAATATTCGGCCTCACTACTAGTTCGAGTTTCCAAATAATTATTATTAATGTTACCATCTGGTTCAATCATAACATACATAGATTTGACACCTTCATTAGATTGGTCCATAATCATACCCTCCCCGTTATCTGCGGCATTAATTCTAGTAGCATCAAAACCTTCAGTTTGCATTNTATCTTCTCCACAGACCTTAGTGTATTCAAGTTTTGGTCTATTTAATTGAATGGTTTTTGGCGAAAAGTCATACATACAAACTTGATTAATTCTCATAGGTCTTAAAATATCATTAGCACTTATTCCCGATGCGTTATCTATTTTAATCAAGTGTCTATAAACATTATTTTCATTCCTATTTATTTCGTGTGATATAACTTTATGTAAAGTCGAATCATTTTCGTTATAGAAATAACAACCCGTTAGATTATTACAATAGTTTAACCAGATTTGTTTAGTAGTGGTGTAGGGGATTGTATTAATATCAAATTTTAAAATCTTTTCACTAGAGTCTAAGGTGCTGTCATTAAGAGACATAGTAGTAGCATATTTAATAAAAGGTCTAAAGAAAATTTCACCTGCGTAAGCCTTTTCCGCATATTGCGTAGCACCTGCGTTATAATTTTCACTCATTATTCCCTTATCATCAGCATAGTGAATCCAAACAGATTTATTCCATCTTACTAAGGCTGATGAATCAGAACCTTTAAATTTGTGATTTACTCTAAGCAATTTACCCCTGTCGCCAGATGCCCCATCAACTGCAAAATTAGCACCTCTTATTTGTTTTATTTCTTCTGGTAACATTTTATAAAGAGGAAACATTTCAGGTATATCATAAAACTTTGCTACTACTACATCCAAATTTCCATAATCAATTGCTAATTCACTATCATGGTATGCTCTATGAGGAATAACGTTATTTAAAAAACGAGAATAAATATCTGGTTCAGTTTGTCCGTTAAAATCAGAAGAGAAATTCGTTGCATAATTACCTATTACATGACCTGTTATGGGGCTTCCTGAAGGGTCAAATGAAGTTATAGTAATTTCTACATCATTTTCTGTTGCCATACTAGGGTTTTGTCCTGCCATATCTGTTATTGTTAATTCAGTATCAGTTACTCCTGTAACTTTGTATAACCTATTATCTTCCGAATCAGACAAACCGCTTACTTCTATAAAGAATTGGTCTACCCCTGTTGCTTCATATATACCATCTCTAACAAAGGCATAGTTGCTTCCGTCATCGAAAGTAGACAACGTTGAAGTCGAGTTATGGTTAGGATAAACTGTAAAACGCTGTCCAGAGATAATTTTAGTAACAATATATTCGCTCCCACTAAAATTTATAACTGTTCCACATTTTAAATCAGATGTATCTGTTACTACAAATTCGTTATTATTATCNCCCCTTATGCTNACNCCNCCATTAAGAATAGTTTGTAATGATTGATTATGATGTGAAACTCCTATTTTAGTCTCTATATGATTATCAAAAAAGTGAGTAAATTTAGATTCTGATTGTGATGCCGTTATTGTGTTACCTGTTACACTTGCCATTATCGTCATTCGGAATTGACCCGTTGAGGTAAATTGGTCGTTAGTATTGGTTTTTCTTGTGTGAATTTGTTTTGTGCTATCTGAACTATAGCCGTCAAAAATTCTGGATTTAAATATAGGAACTCTAAGTATAGCACTACGGTCTGAATAATCAGCAGGTGAATCTTTATCGTAATCACTATCAGCCCTCAATGTTATGTTACCATCTGAATCACTAGAAGAAATGTCTATATCNCTATTAAACAAATCTTCGCNTGAGGATGAATTGTCTAATTCCATTTTACTGTTTGTTAAAAAAACAGTTTTATTATAATTATGATTAATGTCTATGGTTGATTCGGGGAAATAAGGAACAACAGAATCCTTTGTCAATAACATTGTTGTTGTTTTATTTGTATCATCAATATCATCAATATAAGTTTGAACATAAAGCGTTGTTCCCACAACATTAGAGGTTAATGCGTTTGAGGGTATTGCGCTCGTAAAGGTAACTTCAGCCTTACTGAAAATAACATCTACGCTAGAAGCCGTTGAAAGTGGGGCTTTATTGGGGGTAATTAATATCCCATTAATTGATGATACTAAAGTATCTTCTGGAAAATGGGGAGAAATAATAGTGTCTCCAACTTCTATTCCCGTATTATTAGTTACAGTAATTAAACTTGGGCCTGTTGATATAATACTAGGTTTTGTAACATTTGAATTTACCACCGTAGAAACTTTACCTATCAAGGTCGGCCAGTCTTGTCCTGATGCGTAGTAGTAAAGATAGTGTGTAAAGGTAGAAAAGGAATTCCATTTACCTGTTGATATATTTAATTTATCAGCACTACCATGCACACTAGTAACCTTCACATCTACATTGTGCAATCCCGCTTGAGGAAATGACTTAATCAAAATTTGAGGATTTACCCCTGTGGAACTTCCCTTTAAAGCAACTTGAGAAAGTTCTTTCATGTTATTTCCTGTTTTGTAATTTTCATAATCAACGTCATTAAAAAGCATATCTAAAGTTAAATCAGTTAATCGCATTAAATTAAATCTAATTTTATCCCCATTTGAACTAGCAATTGGTTCTGAATGATAATCACCATCTTGTCTACTTGAAATATTCAATTTTAAAGGAGAATTAAAATCAATAAAATTATCATATCCCGCATTATCGTTTTCGTTGTTTTCTGTTTTACTTCTTTTAAAGATTAAAGAGTAGTCATTTAAATCTCTACCTGTGTAAAACATATTATTTTCGTTTGTTTTACTTTCAGGATGAATGTCCCCTAGTGAAAATAAATGAAGAGATATTGCACTAGGGTCATGAAGTTCTAATTTACCTACAAATTTATCTAGAGAGTCAAAGGTCGAAGTGGGTGAAAATCTATTTCCAAAATATCTACCGCTATTATAATACCAAGTTGGAACTCTAGTAATATCAAAAAACCTAGAACCTAAGGCGGGTAGAATGCCTGTTTGCTCTTTTGGTAGTCCTTTTAACCACTTTGATGAATTGTCCTTATCGAAATCAATTGATTTTTGTGTAAGTTTATATGTGGACATATAGAAGTTAAAATTTTTCGTATTTTCATAATAATCATTTCTAGAATAAAATGAAGCAGTATGTGTATTAGTATTAAATCTTGTAGTGTTAGCGTTATACATTTTGTATGAAAAGGGTTGCAAAACTAATTGATTTAGAACTTTAGCCATGTTAGCGTATCTAAAAATAGGTTGATTGTATCTTAGTGCGTATTGCGAAGTAACAGTAGAACCATAAGCGGGGTCATCTGAAATTATATTATTAAATGTCTTTGGACTTTTATCTGAATTTTTTTCATTACTTAAAAGGTGTAAAAATCCCCCATCTGGCAAACCTTGTCCGTTTATTAATCTGATAGGTTGGTTAATAACTTCTGTTGTATCTGTAAATAAATCATTGGAGTTTTTAGTAACCATACCCAAAACAATAGGTGAAACGTAACCTAATTCATATTTAACTGTTCCGTCTAAATTATTTTCACTAGAAATAATATTTAATTCAGGCGTTGAAGCGGCTATATCTATACTAGATTGGAAACCTAAAGGAAAATCTAAATACCCACCACTACTATTTACAACTGGAGTAACGAAATTGTCTATATCGAAACCGTTCTTTACTGAAGTAGTGAAAACTATATTTTGGCTACTTGCTGTGGTTGTAGGAGAATTGCTAGGAACAATAGTGCCGTTAGAAATAGTATTAATTTTAGTTCCCAAAGGATAATTAGGGTGAGATATTAAATCACCAACTCTCAAAGATTTATCTTCGTAAAGATTATCTAAAACAATATTAGAAGAATTTATATCACCCACAAGAACAATAGAAATAGGTTCGCCAAACGATAGAGGGATTTTTTCTCCCGCACTATTAAAAGAATTACCGCTATTGAAAACTATTCCTTTATCTAAAGTTCCTGCTATACTAGTGGCTCTATTTGTAATTCTAGGTGTTGTTTCCATATTTTTATGAGGTAAGATTGATTTTCTAATTTTATATAAATCTAAATTTACGGTGCTACTTCCTACATTCGTTAAATTTTCAATATAGGAATCTTTCATTAGGGTTATTTCTGTTGATGAAACAGACTTAACAACCCCTAAAATAATGTATCTATCTGAATCTATCTTAATAGCAAGAGTGTCTCCATATTGAACAAAGGTTGTTGCGTCTGTATTTGTAGTAATAACTTTACCTGAAATACCACTTGTATTTTGAATATTAATTGTAGTGTCTACAAATTCCTTAGTGTTTGTAATATCTCCCACAAATGGGTTGAAGGTGGTATAAACAAATTCTTCACTATGAACGTAGTTTTTGTCCAACGATGTATTTAATATTTTGCTAATCGAATCACGGCCTACAATCTCATATTTAAATGCCTGTTTAACATCGGCTTTTTTAGTTTCTACAAAGCCTTCAAAAATAGGATTATTTACAATAAGTTTTCCTGTAATAGAATCAGTTAGATATTTTCCACTAAAAAAGTTTGAAGTAGGTCTAGAAGTAATTTTGGTATAACCTGTATCTTTATCTCCTTTATCTACTTCTAAAATAACGCTATCTTTAGAATCCTCTAGAATGTATTCAATACCATTTACATCTGAGTCAGATGCAGTTACAGTAATACCGTTTCTGGTTATTGCATCTGCGAAATCTATTTGAGTATCAATTTGATGGTCAGCCAAAAATGTTTGAGATACGGGCGACCAAGTTTTTCTATAAGCCTTCTTTGCACTAAATGTTTCCAATGTCCCGACAGAACTAAATGCGTTTGCGGTTAGTAATCTTTTATGGGTAACGGTAACTACCTGTTCCCCATTAGCAGGTGCAGTAATTCCCGATATAACATAATAGTAATTTTCAATAAATACAGGCTCATATGCACTACTACCGTCATACAATACCTTTCTCCAATCTTCTCCTGCAACTAGCCCTGATACGGTAAATGTTGTAGATGTTGTATTGGTGCAATTTCCAGGTAATGCGCTAGACGCAATACGGTCTAATTTCTTTTCAGTAATAAACTGCTTAACCTTAAATCTTTCATATGTATTAATTTTCTTATCTAGAATTTTTTCCACATCAAAGAATTTAACAGTAGCCATATTACCTTTATTTGTTACAGTTTTATTTACATTAACGTAATATGGGGAAGAATGAATTTGATTATTTACAGGAGAATCTATAAAGGTAATATAAGTGGACAATCCTCCATCAGAATCATAGATATTTTTAGATGAACCTGCCCACGTTTCTCTATTGAATGTGTAAGTAGAACCCTGTGAAGCCTGTGCGTTTATATCTCTAGGGGAATTAGAAGAATCTAAAACAGGTAAATTATCATTGGCCCTATTATTATCGGTTAAATCTCCGTGATGTGTAAAGAAACTCTTATCAATAATCATATCCGATGATAATGGGGCAGTTTTAAATACAGATTTTTCTGGTGTTGAGGGTGTAAAATTACTAGAAAACTTTAACAAGGTATATTTACGGTCATGGTCTAATTTATCCCCTTCATAGAAATAAAATGTAGGTCTACTAATGTCTACATATTTATCATGTCTTTCGTCGGTAGTATTTGGACCACTAGATGGGTCGGGGTCATTTAACAACCCATACCCAACGGCAACTGTTGTGTGTGTTACATTAGGGTCTCTAACTGTCGGACCTTGATAAATTGCCACTTTAGTTCCGACAGGAATATTTTCTTTTAATCTAGGTGTAAATTCAAAGTGATAATTAGTCCCGTCATATTGTATTTGTTCTGTAATTTTGCCGATGTGGTGCTTTTTGAAATCATCAGCGTATATTAAAACAAAATAATCTTTATACAAAGTAGTATCTCCTAAAAGATAATCAACTGAACTTTGACTTTCAGTAAGTCCGTTAGCGTTGCCTGTATCAATTGTAATTCTATAACCTGGATTTTCAATTACATTTTCAGCATTATTAGATACAGTAGTGCTTTGTGGATATAATCTATTTACTACACTTCCACCGACAGTTCCACTACTTAAGAAATTTGCGTCAGCAGAACGTATCTCATAACAGTAAATTCCTAACACATCTGAATTTTGAACATTTATACTCATGGCTCTAGGGTTTACGCTAGTTTTGAGATTAAAAGTTCCATTTGTGGGGGCAGTAGTAAAATCTGTCGGTATATTTACACCCTCATTTAAAACATATACATCATCAGTCATTCAAATTTGCCTCCTCAAAATCCATATATAATAGCGTTTCTTTAAATAGTGGATATAAAGTATTGGTGCTTTTAAACTGTGTTTTACTAATACCCATAATTGATAGTTCGTGTAGTTCTCCCATAAATTGACTCAATCTTCTATCAGAATAAGAACTTCCATTTTTATTTTGTCCAATGTAGCAATCTGACGTATCGAAGGAAAAATTACCTCCTAAATCATGGGTTTTAGAACCCACTAATTCTCCATTATAGAATATCTGCATTAGGCCGTCAGCCGTATAACTAAAAGCAATGTGATGAGGGTTATTTGCATATAGAGGTTCTTGTGGTAAAGAATAATAAATATGCGAACCAACTGTTGGTAGGTTATCTGATGTAAATATTTGTCCATCAAATTGAACAACACCTGCACTTACGTCATTAGGTATTCCCAATAAAGCCCCATCATCTCTATAAAGAGTATATCCTTCACCAAATTCTGGAGTCCCTGCAAAGGCCATATAGTCATTAGAGGGGGCTGAAGTATCAAATACATGGGAAAGCGTTCCAGAAGTTTTTTTAGCATAAGCCCCGTGATTGTTATAGAAATAATCGGTTGGTGATAAAGAAGAATCATCAATACTTGTGGGATTAATTACAGTAGAAGATTCTAACGTTGTAGTAGTTGAACCTATTTTTAATGTAACCTTAATTGAGTATTTAGCGGGAAGACTAGGGTTATCAAATGTTTCCTTATTTACTAGTTCTATGAAAAAATTATCGTTATGAAAAATTCTCATTTTAATATCTTTCCTAGTGGCTGCTGAAATATAGGCTAAACCTTTTGTTCCTCTTGAAAGAGATTTTTGAGTAGCGGAAAATCCATCTGGATTTCCATTAACGTCATATGGTGTTAAAACTGCCTCAAAAGAAAAGCCACCAGAATGCGCCCATAGTCCAATTTCTTGATTAGGAATATTTCCTAAAGGGTCATATCTAGGAATTGTAATATAGCCATCACACATTACAGGAAACTGTAACGACTTCCTATCTTTAGAAAATACTGTATATGTCATGGTAATCAGCCCGTAAATACAAAGGATTGTGTGAATGAAAGGTTAAAACCTACAAAAGGTTGGCCTGGAGTTATTGCAGTTCCAAAACTTTCCAATACCCCCGTTATTCCTCTATAATTGTCTTGTCCATCAGTTGGACCTGCAAATGTGCCTATTTGTGCAGGTGAAGCGTCTAATGCTCTTGATTTGTAGTCAAAGGGGACTAATGGGCATTCATCTTGTGGTGTAGTGGAATTTAAACCTGCTCTATACCCATAGTCATCTCCAACTCTAGATGGGTATAAAATAAATAAGCGAGAAATATTCTGACTTTTCTGAAATGCCGAAGAATCAACTGCCGAATGAATTAATTGGGCAACTTCATGTGAAGTTAAGTGAACTTCTACCGATGTTCCATCAATATTCTTTTTAATATATTGGTCTGTAATAATACCTTGAATTGAGATTCTTTTACTCGCAATACCCATGTCAATACTTAAGGCAGTAGATTCGCCAGTAATTGTTCCAGAAAAAGGAATAGGAATTTGAGGAACATTTCTCGATGTATCAATATTAATAGATTCAGCCTTCAACATTATTCTATTTGATTGTGCGCCATCACGGTCAATATTATTACCTTCTGAAAATTGTAAAAACACCGCATGGTCTAAACCAAAACCACTTGTTCCAAAATTTGTCATTACTTCACTTGCTGTTACCATCTTATCCCCTCAGTCCGCTTGAGTTATACCTGTTCATTTCAATATTTATCTTTTGCCCTATCTTGCGAGCAATATCATTAAGTTCTGTATCTGATGCCCCGACTCGACCCGTTACGTTAATATTAATTGTAGGACTCATCATTTTTGAAGTATCTGTGTTGTTAAATACTCTAGTATTTCCAGGTAATGAAACTAATTCTGGCCCTCTTTCTCCAACCAAAAATGTTCCGCTATGTGGGGTTATTCCACCTTTAGCAAATCCTAATATTCCTGCTACACCACCACCAACACCTGCTCCTAAAGCACCACCAATAATACCACCACCAATAACACCTGCAAGTCCAAATCTAGCACCTATTTTAGCACCCTTAAATGCACCTGCCGTTGCACCTACTCCCGAAATAACGGTTTTTACACCACCACCCGTTATACCTGCAATTGCTCCTGCTACTACTGCGCCTATACCTGTAATTGCTATTGAAACTGCTGTCATCATTAAGCCACCAATAACTGACATAAATACACCCGAAAATCCTCCAATAATTTTAATCAATCCCATTAATATTTTTTCTGTGTTTTCGGCAATTAAATTACCATCGCCAGATAATACACCATTGATGAATCCAACAAACCCAAGTATAAATTCAAATAAACCTTCAAGGAACATCATAAGTGCAGGACCGAATTGTTTAAACAGCCATCCTGTAAATTCCCATACTTCTTCCAAATATTTTGCACTTGATTTAAACCATTCAAGTAATCCCGCTTGATAAAGAATAAATATTAAGGCAACAAAAGCGGTCATCCCTAATAACAAACCTGCAAATAACATAAAACCTTTAGAAATAAATCCTTTGATTAATTTAAAATCTTCCCCCTTGAAATAATCTGTAACCTTTTTTGTTTTTTCAGCAATTTTATCTTTTACCTTTTGATATTTAAATGCTAAAGATTGTTTTAAATTTAATTGGTCAAATCCCAATATTACATCTTCATTTCCTTCTTCTATTGCTTCAATTAATTGTTCGGCTCTCCTTGCTTGTGAATAACCACTTCTTCTACTAGCACTTCTTGTATGAGTAGTTAAACCTCTTTCATCAGCCAATTCATCTACATTTTGAATTAAATCAAATGCTTGCGCTCTCATATTGTCCTTAACTTCAGCCGCAGTATCTTGAATTGCTTTTAATGAGCCTCTTAAAAATCTTAATTCTTCCTTAACTCTTTCTTTTGCTGAGGAACTTAAATCCCCTTTGTCAAATTCTTTTTCCTTCGCTTCTAATTTTTTAAATATATCCGCTTCCTCAGTTCCAAGACCTTCCAATCTTTTTTGACCTGCCATTAATTCATTCTGACCCATTGTTAATAGTCCTGCACCAACGGCACTTCCTCTTACCAAACCTAAAGCCCTAGTTTGTATATCTCTCATTCCTCTACCTCCTATTTCGCCTCGCATTAGGAGTTTTGTAGCCCTTCCAGTTAATGCACTTCTACTAGCCTTTCTTAATTTACCCGTAGATTTTTCTAATTGTTCTCTTGTTTCCGCTATTGCTTCTTCTATACTTAAGGTTTTTAATTTCATTCTTACTGATGCATCGTTATAAAATCTTTCTCTATCTAAAGTTTTAATACTATCTCTTTGCATTTTAAAGATTTTTCCCATAACCCTTTCTCTATCAGACATTAATTTATTGAACTTCTTTTCTTCTTCTAGTCTTTCTTTTTGACTTTTATCAATATATCTAATAATCAATAAAGCAGAAGTAAGCCTTTGTGTAACGTTAAATAATCCCGTTCCCGTGCTTGCTCTAGTAATAATAGAGCGAATAATACCCCCCTTCGTTCCAATACCTGAAAAACTAGCAATACTGCCTATTAAATTTTCTGACTGTTCTTCTATTTCTAAAGATAAGTCGTTAATACTTTGCATACCTGATTTAATATCATCTAGGTATCGTCGGAGTTCTTGTATGTCTGCCATTCTTTATCTTCTCCATTTCTTTGAACTCTTCTTCTTTCTGAATTGAAAAAAGAATCATGAAATCCCTTATCATGCTGTAAGGCAAAGAATACGCCTCAGCAGGGCTAATATTAAGTTCCTTTGCCAAGATATATAAAGTTATTCGTGTTGCGATAACTGGGTTATCTACTTGATTACCGACTAAGGCTCGTCGGTAGACACTTTTAAATCTTCATCCCCCTCAAGGGAAAATGGGTCTGGTAAGATTTCCTTAATCTGATTTCCGACATAAGGATTGAGTCTGAGAATCTCAATAGCCGATAGAGAAGGCTCAGTTTTTTCTACAAAGGCTTCCCAAAGGTATCTGAAAAGGGTGTCCATTTCAAGGCTAATATCCTTTGTCCGTGAATTGAGATTGATTAGTTTGGCCTGAGCCTTTTCCAATTGTAGGAATGTGGGTTCTTTAATCCAAACCTTGAGGTGTTCGTCTGAATCTGGTGCAACCTTAATGTAATGCACTTGCGATTCTGTTGGTGCAAATAGCAAATTCTTATCTTTCAACGTTTTCTTTTCCATAGAGTTTCCTCCTAATTATACCCATGAGAGGGAGGCTTATAATATTTAGCCTTGAATCATCCAATTACTAACGTGTGTGCAAGTATGCAACTTGAGAGGAACGATAGTCCAATTGACTGTAATTGGCCCTTTGTCATTTGTTAGTGGGAATTCAGCACTTGTTACCATGTAATCCTTAAATACCATCTCTAAAGATTCATCAGTAGAGCCTCTTTCCTTTGTAAATCTTAGAGTAATTTGGTTTCCGTCAGTTCCATTAAGAGAAAATGCTTGTTCTTCTCTTAGTGCGTCAAATACTGCTGAATCAGTTACAAGGCCAGAAAAAGATAAATTGTAGGTTCTTTGGCCTGGAAAGTGAAATTGGCTAGTCTTATCATACTTGCCAACAAATCGCTTTGGCGTTAGACTGTTATTAATCTCAAGACTCATTGTTTCAATGCGGATATAATCTTGTCCAAACATAGAAATTGTTCCATCTGAAAAGAAAAAGGGTCTTAATGCGCCCTCATCCTGATTAACATGACCACCGAGAGGCGAACCAAAATTAATGTAATCATGTATGTCAGTTTTACCATTAGCGGTATCATAATTTGTAGGTGCTACAAAGGTTTTCTTTGTTTCAAAATTTACGTTCATTTTAACTTCTTGATTTGCGGAAGCATCTAAAGTTAGCGAACTAACCATACAGCCTGGATAAATCTTAGAATATACAGTTTCTTTACTTGTAACGGTGCTATATGTATGACTTGAAGTTGAACCACTAGGTAAAATCTGTGAACCTGCATCTACCGCAACAGTATCTATACTTTCAGGTTTCTTTAATGTATATTCTAGAGCAAATGTAGGTAGGTCTTCGCTATTTGATTCACTAAACGTGTAAGTATTTTTATAAGTTAAATCACTACTAATTTGGTTTATGTTAGCAGTATTTTGTCCGAGTTTTGGATTTAGCGGTGGGCAAATAGTATTATTTATTACTCTATTTAAACCTACACTTTTTACGTCATTATCAAAGATAAATCCACTTGCTATTGATGTAGAAGTGGTAAATTCATCACTTATGGAGGGAGTGCTAGATGCTGAAACAGAAACAGTTTTTTTACCCAACGCATAATAAAGCCATGAAAAATTGTTAGCAGTTACACTAAAGTTTCCACCACTTGTGGTTTCCATTCCCTTAAATTGATAAACCATACTTCTTGAACCTGATGAAATTGGGATGTTTTTTATATCAACAGAAGTAGATGGAATAGAAACTGAATCAGTTAGACCCATCCATGTATCAGATAGAAGTCTAGGATTTCCCAATGTAGTAACAGTAATGGCAATTTCACCATCAGTTAATGCCGAAGAAATAGTAGCAGTTCCACTACCAGAAAAACCCGAACCTACATTATTAATTGCAACCGCTGTAATTTGTCCACCCACAGTATTACTATCTATTGTTACCCCACCGTTAGTATCTTCTGCCGCATTAGACGTAGACCCCCCAACAGTATTTGTAATCGTTAGAACATTAGCGGCTCTTGTAACAGTTAAATCTTCGTCGGCCAAAGCAATTCTAACTGCTTCCGCTACCGTGCTTCCGTCATCCCCCGTTGCAACACCAACGGTAATATCCCTATCAGCACTTGTAGTAGGTGCGGAATGACTATCATCATTAAAAACAACTGCTACTCTTTCGTCAGAAGTAACACCTGCAATATAAAGTGTAATAAAACCATCAGCATTACCCGCACCATTTTCATAATTATCAGCCGCCACAGTTGCAAAGGACATTTGAACTGATTGTGATGAAAGCGTTAATTCAATTTCACCATTTGAACCACCGCTAATTCCTGATACTGCATTAATTTCTGTATTATCCAAAATAGTATTTCTAGCAGTAATAGCAGTTCCCGCATTAACGATTGTTGCCGAAGCCAAAGTTCCCGTAGCGGAATTACTCGGTGCAGGAATAGGTGTTCCAAAATGTTCAATAACCCCGTAAAATTTAGTTTCATCAGTAATAAAAGCCGAAGGAAGTGATGCATTAACTATAATAGAATTATGGTCATTTGACTGAATCATAACACGGTCAATATGCTGGTCTAGAGTAAATGAACCATGTGCCGTTCCAACATAAATGTTCAAAAAACAACCTCTATACAAGTTATTTACTAATTTGAACTTTCCTGTAAAGGAAGCACCCAATTCTATTGTTGTCTCATTACCANNTGTGCTGCTACTAGCAAAATCACCCAAGTATAAATCCATTTCAGGTATCATTGATACCATCGCTCCAGAATCCATCCATATACTATTACTTACCATTTTTTTCACCTACTTACAAACTTACGGCAAAACGCTTTAGGGTTACGTTTATTTTATATCCGAATATTCTACTCCTTTTATCATTACTTTCGGTTCTTGAACCTAAGACGATGTGTTTAATATTCTCTTCNAGAGAACCTGCACTTCTAAACCANCCNCTTCTGTTCGTTTCTAAGATGTGGCGAACTATCTTATAAAGGTTTTCTATTCTATCACGGCCAAAAGTAGAACCTGATGGTGGNACTCTAGAGTTATCATTCTTTNTTCTATCGTCTTGTTTTGTTCTAATACTGATAGACATACTATAAGTTTCATTACGGACAGACCAATCTCTTGTAGGATATTCTATATTTTGCGAATCCTCCATAACTACAATTAGGTCTTTAGAAGGCGTTACACCATCAGCAGTAGTTTCTTTTGCAGAACTAATTCTGACTCTATTACCACCTCTACCATTTGTTCTAGTAGAATCCATATTCCTAATATCCATAATCTGTGGTTTAACCCTGTGGATGGCGGGAATATCTGAACCTAATGCCGTGACAGCAGTATTCCAATATTCATCCAATAGTGTAACTAGAAACGTTGTTTCATCCATTATCTTCTCCCTCTCTCTCTCAGCACATCTTCGATATTTCTTTTTCCTTCTTCGGGAGTAGGCTCATCCCTTCTAGTTCTACGCATTCTACGCCTGTAATCTTTATCTTGAGCATCCCCTCTTTCCCCCTCAAGCATATCAATACCCGAAGGATTTTTATTCATATAAGAAACAAGTGCCATCATATCTGCATCTTCAGCAGGAAAGTTATTCATATTATTGAAGAAATAATCTATAAACATACCTACACCTGTTTCCAACACCTCTTTTTCCGTAGCCTCTTCTTCACTTATTTCTGCATCCTCATCCGTATAATAAGTATGGAATAGATGTTCGTTTATGTAAGTCATAGCAACCTCGTTAAATACTTCCTCTAATGTGTTCCATAGATAAACTTTATAATCATCAATATCCATTTTTAGTTCATCTTTACTTTTAACAATTGTAAATAAAGAGTGAGTCACATACTGTCTAAAATCTTCATAAGTGTCTTGTATCGCCATATCATNTTGTAAATACTCATACAATTCTTTAGTAAAATCTTCCACCTTATCAACCAATAGTATATCCCTTATTTCATTAAACCATTCAGGAGTATCTATGGATGAACCTGTCCTATGCCCACCCTCAATTCTTCGTTTTTCTTCATCTATAACGGGGTCTACTCTTCCTAATTCAAAGTATTTCTTAAATAAGGCTTTAGCGATACTTCTACTTGCGTAGTTTGTAAAATCGGTTTCTTTTAACTCCCTAACTTTAGGTCCAATAAATTTAACTACTTTTACAACCTGTATTTTTTCCCCAACTGTATTAAACAAATCCATGTAAGATTTAATAAGACCCATCATGTCTTCTTTGGTTCTGAACATAATTCTGTATAATTCGCCCACATTACCTTCTTGTGGCATTTCGTTAGGAATGTAAAATTCACACATATAATGTGCGAGGTAAATATCTGTTGTTCTTCTCAATTGTTCTTCAACAGTTTCTTCAATTATTTCTGCTAAAAAATTTATTGGTTCTTTTTTGTATTTTTCAATGCTTCCTATAACACTTATAATGACACTACAAGACTCTCTTAAATCATAAGCCCCATCGCCACCACTTAGTTTAACTGAAAGTTCTGGTATGAAAATTTCAAACATATTTTCTAAAATTCCGCAATAATCTTCAAATACCATATCATCCGCAATTGCTTGCAAATAATCATTAGCAGGACTCGCACCATAACCTTTTTTAGACAAATCATAAATACTATCTAATTTTTCTATATTTTTAATTGGGTTTTTACGAGCCGTTCTATCATCAATAATGGCATTCATGTTATTTACTTTTGCTATTTTAAAAATATTATTCAAATAATAAGACAAATTTAAATCTTCAAAGTTGGGTTTTATAGTAGTATGATAAACATAGTTTTCCATTTCTGGCGCACTATCTAAAATTTTAATAAATTTATTTTCAATATTAGGTAATGTATAATCGCTAACAGTATATGCGAATTCACTTTGAATTAAATTTTTAAAGGCATCTAAATCCTGAATAAATTTCATTTCACGCTGAAGTTCTGGATTTACCTTTTGGGGTCTATTTTTAAATCCTCTTTCTCTTTGAGGAAAAACAATATTTTTACTTCCTCCCGTTCTTTGCAAATATTCCTCAGTAGTTTCCCCCTCTTCGGGAAAGATACTTTTCAATATTTTTTTCCAATTCACTCAAATGCCTCCTTTATTCTTCGGGTAATTGTTGCTACAAACTCTTGTTCTACAACTTGTTCTACAATTTCGTCTGCAAGTTTTTCTCCTAAAAGTTCCTCACTAATTTCTTCCAATTCTTCATTTTGTCTGATAATTCTTTCCAAATCCATTTCCAACTCATTCCTAATTTCTTCAAGTCGCAAACGCATTTTTTTAATACTAACCATTTTATCGCCTTCTAAGTTCATTAATAAATGCATCTATGTCTAANCCTGTCTCCATCTCTAATCTCTCTTCAATAGTGTTCATATTTTGATTAACTTCTTCTTGATTATATTCTTTCATATCGGCCAAATATTCATCTCTAGGTTTTCGGATAAGACGACCATTTACATATTTATAACCTGGATTAGCCGCTTCTAATTCAGCCGCAATTTGTCTTGTAGTCTTTTCATCTTCACCCTTAACGTTTAAATCAATTACTTCTCTTACGTTATCATACTCCAATTCTTCAATTGCCTCATTAATAGCCATAATTAAATCATACTCGCTTTCATAAACATCATCATCGTTAGCAACAAATCCAGGCCCATATACTCTCAAATACTCATAATCTTCATCTTCATTTTCGACCATCATAATGTGATAGCGTTGCCTATTGCGTTCATTAAATCCATCAGGCACTACACCCACCATTAAATGTAATAGTTTAGGGTTCTTTTCCCTAACTTCGTCAATTCTAACTCTTGTAACTTTATCTCTAGTGTCCTTTCTACTATCAACACCTCTTAATGTAGAAAGAACAATTCTTATTCTACGCCTAAATGCGCCTACATCAGCAACTCTAAGTCTATTACCACTAGAAGTTCTAATCTTTTCAACGTTTTTAATAACATTCCACCAATTCATAGTATCACCAATTATAATTGCAAGCCCAATAACCTGCTGTCAATTTATTCTTTTTCTTATCGCAGTTATGTCTTGACTTAAAGTTAGACCTGCGCTTTTTATTCTTATGTTGTAAAAAATCTTTGTAGCCTCTTGCTCCAAAAGATACAATTTTATACTTTCCTTTTTGATGAGCCAATACTCGATACTTTTTCTTACTTCCTTTAGGCGCACGTTTTGGTTTGTTTAGACCTGGAAATTTTTCACCTCGATACATTACCCCACCCTTTACACGCTTAATTTCAGGTTTTTTTTTCTTACCTTTGCCTATGAAATCTGATACTAACAAAAATTTATCAAAATCTTCTTCCTGTTCCTCACACTCCTCACAACCACAACCACAATTTTTAATAATATCCCACCACATCATATCACTCTTCCTTTTTCGTCTAATAATATTGAATTAATATCTAAAATTTCTTTTACTTTTTCTGACATGGTTAAACCACCCGTTAGTTTTCTTACCACATATTCAATATCCTTTTCCATTTCAGGGCTTAATTTAACACGTTTTTTAGAACTAGCATCAAAACTCATTTTTAGAATATCTACCCAACTCATCTTTTATCCCCCTTAAGCATATTTATCATTCTATTAACTTCTTCATTTGCAGGAGGCCAGGGTCCATAATGTCCATTTACTTGTGAGTGGGCTAACATTTCATTGAAATTATAAATCTCTTCATTTTGAATTTTACCAATTGCGTAATATTCTTCATATGGATAACGATGTCGAACTCCTTTAGCCAATGCTTCTGTATCAATGACAAAATCGCCATCTAAGACAAAGGCGTGGCCGTATTTCATACCCGCTACACTTCCTCCTGTTCCTGTTACCTCAGCATGAACTAATAAAAGTTTTGTTCCATTATTTTTAATATAGTCATCAAAAACATATGTATAGGCAGTTCTATAACAGTTACCCATTTTTAGAATAGATTCCCAATTCATGGCGACCCCTTCCTTCTTTTATATGTTTTACAAGCGGCACAAGTAGGTCTGCATCTTCTCTTTCTTCCTTTAGATGCATCTTTTCTACCGCAAGGTTTTGGTCCATCTTTTTTACCGCATGAGGAACAAGAAATCCACCCTTTGGCTTTTCCCTTTCCACCTCTACGTTTAAACCAACCATGTAATCCCTGTTCCTTTTCTCTTTTAAAATTATCGCCACCCTTGTTTATATCATCGAACCCAATTACTACTTCCCATGATTTTTTAACATATTTTATATTATCCAACACTTTACCAATCTTTAGCATTATTTCATCTTGGGCAAATTTTATAACCTTAGCCAATTTGTCCCTATCATTTCTAGTTCCTAAATTGCCAATTTGTTCTAATAGTGCTTCTATAAAAGTTTTTAGTTGAGGTTCAACATAATCACCCAATATTCTATTTGCTAAAAGGGCAGGACTTTCACCATACTTTTCCATAAGGGCAGGTTGTATTTCCATATAGGCTGTTAGCATAGCAACTTCTACTAAGTATTTGCTTACTTCGTTAAAATAATCATCTTCTAAATCTTTTTCTTGTGTATCAAACATACTGGAAAAAATATTAAGTGCTTTATTATTGGCTAATTGCACTATCCCCGCTTGCATTAATTTTAAGAAATTATTAATAGTATTATCTAATTTTTCTCTTAATTCAGGAATAGTGCTTTGCCCATAATGAGTTCCTTCATGTGCTAATGTTCCTATGATTGATTCTAAATCTTCAGTTTCCTCTATCCTATAATCTGTATTATCGAAAATAAATTTATTTACTAACCTTTTAAATTTTGCCAATATAAGTTCCATTTCTCTACTTGTGTAATCACGTTCTTCCCTAATTATATTTTTAAGTTTTGTAAGTGTATCACCCTTAATTTTGTTCAAATATTCTAAGTTTCTTTTATCAAAATCTGTGAATTCAGTTTCCTCTAAAGGATTTTGAATTGCTTCTTTTATCATTTTTACCATATCTCTATCAGAAATTTTAAAATCTGGTCTATAATTATCTACCATTTGATTTAAATTTAATATTAACGCATTAGTTTCGGGGTCAAATGAGGCTCTAGCATCTGCATCCCCTACTCTATTGATTACAATATCATCGAATTTTAAAATCTGTTTCCACATATTAATAACTCCATTCTTCTGTGTCGCCAAAACGCCCTTCATCTTCCATTGTAATTCTGTCGGGATAATCTCGGTCATTATAAACTCTAAGCCAAGACGTATCGTGCATCTCTAATGGTGATAAACTTGAATCTATTATTTTAATCTTATTGTTTGGACCACTACACAAAACGCCTGTTTTTTCGTCAAAGAAAAATGTTTTTGTCTTGTGTTCATTCCATACTTGTGAAAGTCCNTAGTCTACATTTCTTTCTGGTAAGGGGTCGCAAGTCCACAAATAATTACCTTTCTTCGGCACTCCCTTTCTATTCTTCATAAAAATAGTGCAGTTCCTAAGCCCTTCAATTTGAACCATTTGCCAATTATCTGATATGGAATCCCACCACCCAACATCATTCATTGTGATTTGTTGTTGTGGTGTTTCTTCTCTAATAAAAATTGAACATTGGTCTACTTTGTCATATAGTGCGCCTATTGACGGAAAGTAGACTACGAATAATGGCGCACGGTTGCGAATAAAACGAATTGCTTTGATAACCCCAAATATGGTTTCATCTTTTCTAAAAATCGGTTGTCCAGAAAGAAAGGATTTCTTAACATAGCATTCAACGTAAGGTGTAGAAACAATCATGGTAATCACTTCTTTTTGCTATTGCCCCAATTACTAGCCCCCACCTTTCTACATTGAACTAGTGCGCCAGAAGCATAAGCGGAGGGCCATTTCTTATAGCGACTTCTAACCTTGTAATAACAGGCATCTTTTTTACCCTGCTTTTTTTTCTTAGCCCGCTTTGAACCCTTTTTGCGACGAGCCTTACTTTTCTTTTGTAATATGTCTTGCCACTTCATGT